TGAAAAAAAGATCATGATTATCTCAGCTTCTAAAGAAAGAGCTGACAACATGTCTATCTTTTTGCAGAAGTTGATCATTGAGACACCTTGGTTGTCTCACCTAAGACCTAAATCTGACGACTCCCGCTGGTCACGCATCAGCTTTGACGTCAACTGCAGCCCTCACCAAGCTCCATCCGTCAAATCAGTCGGTATTACTGGTCAGTTGACCGGTAGTCGTGCTGATCTGATGATTCTGGACGACATTGAAGTACCTGGTAACTCCATGACAGAACTCATGAGAGAAAAGTTACTTCAACTTTGTACAGAAGCTGAATCAATCCTTACACCAAAGGAAGATTCACGAATTATGTTCCTTGGTACTCCACAGACAACCTTTACTGTCTATCGTAAGCTCGCTGAGAGGGCCTACAAGCCCTTTGTTTGGCCTGCTAGGTACCCTAGGAAGGTAAGCCAGTACGAAGGGCTGTTAGCGCCGCAGCTAGTGGCCGATATAGACAAAGGTGCAGAACCTTGGGACGTAACTGACCCTGATCGTTTTGCTAATGATGACCTTATCGAACGTGAAGCGGCGATGGGTCGGTCTAACTTCCTCCTTCAGTTCATGCTGGATACCAGCCTCTCTGACTCGGAGAAGTTCCCACTCAAAATGGCCGATCTTGTCGTTACCTCTGTTAATCCTAACACTGCTCCTGACTCCGTCATCTGGTGCTCAGACCCATCCAACGTCATCAAAGAACTACCGACTGTTGGATTACCTGGAGATTATTTCTACAATCCAATGCAGCTACAAGGAGAGTGGCACCCTTACCAAGAGACAATCTGCTCGGTTGATCCATCGGGTCGTGGCTCAGATGAAACAGCAGCAGCTTTTATCTCCCAACGCAACGGTTTCTTGTACTTGCACAAAATGTGTGCTTACAGAGACGGATACAGTGACAACACACTCCTTGACATTCTAAAGCACTGCAAGCGTTACAATGTGACAAAACTCGTCATCGAAACTAACTTTGGTGACGGTATCGTCGCTGAACTGTTCAAAAAACACCTTCAGCAGACAAAACAAGGCATTGACGTTGAAGAAGTTCGCGCCAATGTACGTAAAGAAGACAGAATTATTGATGCCCTTGAACCCGTCATGAATCAACACCGATTGGTCGTTGATAAAGACGTCATCGATTGGGACTACAAGTCGAACAAAGACGAAGCCCCGGAAAAACGTCTCCTCTACATGCTCTTTTACCAGATGTCCCGCATGTGTCGGGAGAAAGGAGCCGTCAAGCATGACGACCGGATCGATGCTCTTGCTCAAGGCGTCAAATACTTCACTGACTGCATGTCTATCTCGGCTCAAGAAGCTGTCAACCAAAGAAAACGTGAAGATTGGAATGACATGCTTAGAGCTTCCATCGAAGACCCTCAGGGGTCCGCTAACCACCTCGTCCTTGGCATGAACAAAGACCAAAGACAACAAGCTAGAGGAAACTCTAAAAACGGTGTCCACACCTGGGTTTCTCTTTGAGTCTCACTTTACGACCTCATGTATACAGGGAAGGGGAAGGGAAGGGTGGACCCAACCCCCTCTCTGTGACTCGGGGAAGACAACTCTTCCCCTTTATTAGTTATATAGTTATAACATTGGGGACCAATGGAGACACATGTTGTATGTTTTACATACGGTTGTGTTGGGTTTGGTTGGGTATGTTTGGTCATATCTGACACTTAGCTAGTGTTTTAACTATACATAATGTACATCCATACTAACGATATACTATATGGACTTTCCTTTACCTGATGTAAGACTACTTAAGTGTAAAGAATGTGGTGAAGATGTGAAGGTGAACGTGAACTATCCGATCAAAGAAGTTACTTGTCTTAGGTGTTGGGCAGACAAGAAAAAATGACAGAAATTTCTGAAGTCATATACGCAGTACGCAGCCGCAAAAAATCCCCCCATACCCTCCCTGCGTCCAGAATTTTGTCCAATGGTCTGGACGGCAAGGCAAGATCCCAGTGGTTGCAAGGGTTTTGGGGCTCTGCGTAACTGTGTAAAAGGCAGGTACGCAAGGTATTTGGACGGATCTGGCACTAATACGTAACGCGCGCGTGTATCTATCTACCTCTCTCAATATCTCGCGATCTGTGGCGCAACCACCTGAGAAATTGGCACACTAGCCCTTGGCACTGGTCAGGCCCAGGGGCAATGATGGCGTCAAGCAACCAAACCCGATTGCCCATGGAACTCACCTACTTCCAAGCCCAGCACATTTTCAACAGCCAACGCTTCAGGGATGCCGTTCTGGCCTATCGCCGCGATCCCTACGTCGATGATCTGACATACCGTCGGGCTGAGATGTTCATCCACGCTGAGCACATCCTCAGCCAGAACACCGTTCAAGAAATCGCCGACGTTCTGTTCTCCTGACCATGTACCAAGTCTTCCAATACTTCGGCTGTGACGATGGCTGGCAGCCTGTCACCGACTATGTGGACCAGCCCACCGCAGCCCGTCGTCTCCGTCTCCGTCGTGCCTGCCGCGGCCACATGCACATCTACGCCATTCGCCGCAAGTACAGCAATCTGAATCTGGACCTGTCTGACCTGCCCTTCGCCTTCGCTGCATCGTGAGAGCCCTGACCGTCTACCTTTCCATCATCTTCCTTGTCACACTGGGCTTAGGTGCCTGGGTGAACGACTTTACAGCCCGCCAGTGCGTGGCTAGAACAGGCCAAAGCTATCAGGAGTGTAACCGATGACCATCACAGAACGAAATCAGCAGATCTACGAGCTGAACAAACAAGTGCACGCCGCTGAGGTGCGTCTGCAATACCTACGGCGGCGCATCCGGCAAGTCAAAGAAGACTATGAACGACAGCAACGCCCTGACCTATTCACGGAGATGTTCTCATGACTGTCTACACGCTCCGAGATCGTGTCTATGTAGGCAGCTCTATCGGTTACTTCAAGTTCGTTGACATTGAAACGTTTGAGGATAGGGACCTTGCCTACAAAGAACTTGAGAACTTCAAACGCAGCCCTGCATCATTCGACCCATTCATTACCACCACTGAACAATGAGAGAACGAATCACTAATCGCCACATTGAATTCCAGCTATCTTTGCTGAACGATGTGATGGGAACTCCTGAAAATGTTGTGACTGATGGTAGACACAACGTTGGCAACATTCACCTCCACGATTACAACATTGTGCAGACAAAGAATGAGGCCGGAGGTATTGCAATCCTTGCAAGATGTAATACCAAACGCGAGGCACATTCAGCTATTCAAGGTATGTACGAAACAGTACGCCAGTTCCGTCTACATCGTGGCATTTGATTATGTACAGTTCTGAACGCATCAACGACACGTCAAAATGTTATCACGAGCGCATCTATTTTGATGACAAAGTGGTAGCAATTGTCCAGGATTATTATGATCCAACTAACATCGGACTCATGCGAAAGTTTCACTATGTGATCACATCAACCAACGAATGTGCTGCTGGTTTCTATACAGTATCAGACGCAAAAGCTGAGCTGTTTCAGTTACTCGACGCCGAACATCTCGCCACTAAGTAACACAAAACCCCGGCAATCCGTCGGGGTTATATAAAAAACATTTCACAATCATCTCAGGGACGCATACCATGAACATGGACTCAACACTCAAGCACGCACGACTTGTCAGTGACGGTACCCGCCTCGCTGTCTACCAACTCAAGGACGTGTACGGCAGGTCACTGGCCTACCCAGTCAATGATCAAGCCGAGACAATTCAAGGACTCACAGGCTTCAAAACGTTACGCCGTCAAGACATTGCCAAAATTGAAGAACTAGGCTTCAACGTAGTCACCATCCACGGTGAGCGTATTCAACCCAACATGATCAACTGACCATGGCAATCATCTTCAAGCAACGAGTCCACAACCCCAAGATCAAGGACCTACGGTCATTCGTACGCAAGACTGTGACACGAGACCGCAGCATGTATGACACGGACGCACAGTTCGATAACGAGACCACGTTCATCAACAGACA